TTAGGGTTCGCAGTTGGAGACTTAACACCTGTGGGGCGAGGGGGAGTGTCCGTGTTCATCCCGCCTTGGCGGTTACGCCTACCTTTTCTTCCTTTGCTCATGTCGTCTACCAGAGGTGTTTACAAGCCCAATACCGGGCCGTAGTTTTGTCTTTTGCGGTTTTGCAGTTATGTCGGGCGCGGAAGTTCTTCCTACGCTTGGGGTCTTTGTGTTGTCTGAAGTCTTGGTAATCCCTGTGGCCGTATGAAATTTTCTTTATCTTCTCCCCCTGCTTGGCGAGAACGACAAACTTCTTTTTTGAATCTTTCGGGGCGCGTTTAGGCTTATTGAACCCTGGGAAAGATTCACCTTTGTATTGTATCCGGCCAGAGGGCAAGCGTTTGAATTTTTGTGACACCACTAAAAATAATCTATTTCCCACCAAACGCAAGGGATGTCGCGCCCCCCATATGCCCCAACAGAGGAGGAGCGTGTGTTTTAATGCGCTTCTTATAATACTCTATAAAAAGTCTTTTAAGACTTCAGTTGTGTTTGTCTGACTCAGATAAACACAACCAGCCTCATACGAGACTTTTTTTAAGGGGGTATAATAATAAAACACACGTTTTTAGGGCAAGTAATTGCTCCCTGTTATGGATTATATAGCACCCCGAACCATGTATCCCGATTCCTGTAGGCGGAACCCCGCTCGACACTACTCAGGATTCGGGATTCCAGGTGTTCACAATTTCTCCGATATGTTGTGAACACGTAATTCTAGACTAATTTAGTAGGATATAAGGGGGTGGTTATTACACTTATAGTGTGTAAAAGACCCCACCCACCCCATGAAATTCTGGTTGCGTTTGCAGGAAACAGGATTCAAGATGCGGGATATATGAAATTGAAACCGAAAACAGTAGAAATAGATTACTCCATAACTTTTGAGAAACCCTTTCTGCATTTTGGGGAGGACGGACTTACGATAATCGTAGACATCGAAGAATTGGTGGACGATGGAGACGAAGGGAATCAACTTCTAGTATCTTGGGAAGAAGTGGTTGACTTTTGCGAGGGTTCAGTTATTGATCTTGAAGATTTTGACGTGATCATCGAGAACTTCAAAGCAGTTGCTGACCGCCTTGAAGAAATCAAAAAACGACATTGGGATTTATACAATAAATCCCTAGCTAGTCGTTCAACAACATAGAGTCGTTGTTGATCAGGGATTGCGACATCGCCTTGATCGTCCTCTTGGGGCGCATGGTGAACGGAGATCCCTCCTTCGGTGGGTCCATAGCCACCAACCCGTGCCTCTGCCTAGCGCAGTCAAGAGCGAGGAAGGCGGCATCAGCTATATCAGGTGACCTCCCGAACCTGGTCTTGAAGTCGGGCTTAGACTCAATCTTGATCTTGAGTGACCCAGACTTCACCATATCGTAGTTCCTAGCTACGATCTCTGCCGCCAGTTCATTCCCGATTCCTGAGATCTGTCCCGTCCGCATCAGTTCCTTACCCACGAACCATAGTTCCGATACACGGTTCGTGTAGAGGTCGATGCCAGTAAGCCGACTGTTTGAGGACACCCGTTTGTCTGATGGCTTGCCCCCAAAGGATACACGTAAGATTTGAGGGGACCACTCGCCAGAGAGGACATCGCAGAACGGCGCACCCGCACCAGTGGAGTCTACCGCTAAGTTATCCGGGGAGATGCCCTCCTTCTTACAGATGTTCATGACCTGGGTGACGATCTGGTAGGTTCGTGGCACTGCCTTGTTCGATGAGTCATCTGTTAGCTGAAATAGCTTCCCGAACTCGAAAACAAACTGCCCCGTGGTCGAGTATCCAACCAGACCCGTAAAGAGAATCGTGCGGTCGCCTCCGTTGGTGAAAGCGGGGTCTAGCCCTGCGACCTTAACCGGAGTCCCTGCCCACGATGCAGGGTTCATGGCTCCGCTCTGGGAGATTTCCGACTCCAGGTATATGCCCTCGTTCTCATCGCTATCGAAGAACACAGCGCGGACCATTCGCATATATGCCCTCGACTCTTCGCCCAGCAACTTCTTATCCTCGTCTAGTTTCTCTTCTGTTGGGAGGTAGGTATACTTTGTCTCCCCAGCCATGATGTTGGGGCTGCGCTCACCGTCAAGCCGGATATACTTGCCGCCCCACTTTGTTTTCCATTCATCTGCGTGGAGGATGTCCATAGACTCCCATCCCAATAACGGCTCAGACCAGACCCCGAACGCATCAAACCTCGATGACGGGTTACTCATACCGATGATCTGAAGTTCCGGGTTCTTCGACAGGTTAGACAGACCAGCGTTGAGGATTGCCTCACTCAGTTCCGAAAGCTCGTCCCCGATCAAGATTACCTTCTTCTGCTTAATACCGATGAACTTTCCTACCGCTTCTCTTGTCTTGGACTTCTCTGCGGCGATCAGTGAAAGACCAGCCTTCTCGATCAGAGTGCCTTTTTCATTAATGTAAGCGATGTTTCCGATGGAGTCCCTGATCTTACCCGGCATCCCTTCCACCACTGACAGTAAAGAGATCACTGAACCCCAAATCCTTTTTCGTGCCTCCCGAAGCGTGGTCGATGTCATCAGGACTAAGGTTTCGCTGGGCCGTGATAACCAGTTCACGATCCCCCAAGCTGCCATAGTGTGTGACTTACTAGAACTTGCCGAACCCCCCACTGCGAGATACTTGTTGGCTATCGCCTCTTTAATCATGAGGTCCGCCCACGGATGTCTCTCTAAGAGCGGCTCAGGCAGGTCTTCGTTATTCCATATAACATCAGCAATGCGCCAAAAGTAATATTCTTTAGCTTCTGGTTTTTTATGATTCGCAAATCCGTATAGGAGTGCGGTAAGGGTGCTGGTCACAGGGATCTTCAATCCCCCCACCATCATTTTATCACCAGCGTTGGTGACTCTGGGTTCTAGTTTATTGACGGGCATGGACACAAAATAGCACGTAGGATTCTAGTTGCACTAAAAGATACATGAGGCAGACTATTTTAATATGGCTACCAGAAAAGAAAGAGATCGCCAAAAGAAAGCAAAAATAGCACGGGCGATAGAATTAGACTCTGCCGGATGGGGTAGGGCTTCCATTGCGAAAGAACTGGGGATTTCAAGCTCGACTCTGTATGCCTGGTTCAAAGAAATGAACGTGCCTTCAAAAGAAGAGGTGAACAATAACCCCATCGACTTAGTTGAAGACGACGACCCCGTAAGCACGGAACTCCAAGAGCAGACTAAAAAGATTCTTGACCCCGACTTCCTCAACAGTGCCGACAAACTTGAGGCGCACAAAGAAGAGGCAGAGGTTATTCTTCGTAATATTGATGACTCTAAAAGTCTAACCGAACAAGAAAAGATTCGCTCGTTCTTGGGGAACGCCTACCTCCAACACTTACGAGATGTAGTTGGTAAGCTCCCCCCAATCCGAAACGTAAAAGACTTGGAGACATATCACAAACTTCTCTTTGAGTCGTTCGGCATTAACGCGAAAGAAAACAACAAAGGGACCAAGCACATTGAAATCTCGATTCTCAACAACTCAAAAGCCAGCAAAGGCGAAGCTGTAAAAATTAAAAACCGTAAAATCATCGACGTAGAAGTGGAAGACTGATTATGAAAGGGGATGCTGTTAACCACCCAACTCACTACAAGTCTCACCCCTCTGGGGTTGAAGTAATCCAGATCACCGAACACATGAATTTTTGCTTGGGGAACGTGGTGAAATACATTTTGAGAGCGGAACACAAGGGGGCGACCATTCAAGACCTGGAGAAAGCCCAGTGGTATCTGAAGAGAGAAATCGAGCGGAGGAAGAAAGAAACTGAGACTGGGGAGGAAGTTGCCCCGTGTGGCCCTCTGGACAACAGTAACCCAACGGATACTGTCACTGACTTTTTAAAACACTACTCATGATTGTTGGGATCGACAACGGCATCGACGGGGGTATATGCGCCATCTCCCCCCACGGCAAGATCATTGATAAATGCCCCATGCCCATCCTAAAGCGGAAAGAAAAGCGTGAGGTTGATGTTTCCGCGTTCAAGAAGTGGATTCTAGACCTCAACACTGAACCCTTTATCCTGATTGAAGAACCTCTGAAACATGCGAAGTCTAGCCAAGCTATGAGGTCAATGTCCATCAACTTTGGAAAACTTCTTGGAGCTTGTGAGATCAAAGAGTGGCTTGTCGCCGCCGTAGAACCAAGAGAATGGCAGGTAGAAATTCTTGGTAGGGTAGCTGCTGGACAAACTAAAACAGCCGCCCTCGACTTGGTTTCCGAAATTGCTCCAGAAGAAGATTGGACAAAGAAAGGCAGATCCACAAAACCCCACGACGGTATGATTGACGCATACCTGATAGCAGAATTTGGAAGGAGAAAATACCAATGAATGTGAGTAAAGACAAAGACGTAAACCAAGCAGTTAAAGAACTCTGCCAGCATTTGCGCGGCGCAGATAAGAAGAAGTTTCTTTCTGTGGTCAGAGAACTGGAAGCTAGGACGCAAGAGTGCGAAAGACTCCGAAGACCTACCTTGACTCGATACGCAAAAGATCT